GACAGAGCATGGAGAGGGCTTACGTTATTCCCAATGAGAACACGTCCCCCTTTTGATTAAAAAAGCACAAAAAATACTTGATAAATAATAAGAGGTGTGGTATTATAATTATAGAAACAAGGAAACCTAATAAAATAAGGAGGAATAAAAAATGAACGAGAAGTATCAATTATTTTATAACACATTTAAACAAGATATTGAACTAGGTTTATATGATAAATCATTTGTAGCCTTTATAATGCAAATGGGTAGAATATCAGCCTATTTAGAGTTATCAGACTTTACAGAGACAGAGCGAGACAATGAAGAAAACAAACTACGTGAACTATCTAATTCTTGGGGAAAAAGGTACTATTCAAAGGAGGAATAAATAAATGAACGAAGAAATTAATAGAGTTAAAGTCGTTGTAATTAATTCTAATACAGGGCACATAGTTAGAAGTGAGGCGTTATACACAGACGAATCCTTATTAACAATAGTGCAGATGTATAGCACTAAAGATTCTATTGTTACAGCTTCAATAGATAATACTTGTTATTGTTTTTATATTAAAGATGAATTATATATATTTAGTACAAGTATTAGTGTAGAATTAATTGAATTTTTTAAAGATGTGTTAGGGGGTTTATATGATAATGCTAGAGATAGTTTTCATATTCAATGGGGCAGAGTAGCAACATTATGTCAACAAATTAATGGCGTAGACTATAGTAAATATGAGGTTATTTTAAATTCTATAGACGATATATGGGAAACAAGATATTATTCAAGATTTTTAAGGAGAGGTAAAAATGATTAAATACAGATTACATAATATCACAGATTTTGGCGTAGAAATACACGACTTTCACACTGAAAACTCACTAAACAACTACATAGCCTTATTTGTAGACGAACCCTACTGGGTAGAAAATTTGTATACTAATAAAAACATTTATGTGGGTTTTGATGGACATAGCTACGCCAATCCGTCAGATGGAATTAAAGACTATATAGAGACAGTTAGCCCTAACAAACCAGATGTCAATAATGTTTCACGTGAAACATTACACGAATCGGAAATAGACTGGATAAAAAGGCATACACCTACAGAAGAAAAAGAACCATATACCAAATTAGAAAAGATATCTTCTTTCTTAGGTATTTTATCCGTGATTATTATGGCAACATTTTTACTGTATCTTTTTTTATCTTCTGTATCATTCATAGCGGAACACTTTTCAGATTTCACATGGAAACTATTTAATATTTTATAAGGAGGAAAATCATGGCAAAATTAACAAACCGATTATTACGCTATAAAGTAATGTTCACTAAAGGGGGAACAGGTGGCTACACTGCCCGTGTTATGATACCAAAAGAATCAATACGTGATTTAGATATTCACCCCGGAGACAGTATCGAGTACACTCGTGTACCGCATGGCTTACTCTTAAGAAAAGTGCAAAAGGAGGGTGACTAAAAGATGGCTAATAAGCGTATTAAAAAGAAGAAAACAAAAGCGGAGATTATTCAAAAAGAATATTCTCACGAATACACTAAATATCTATCTCGTGTTAGAAATCAACAAAAACAAGGTGTACAAGTAAAGATAATTAAGCGAGTAAAAAATCCAACACAAGCTTCAATTGATAGAATTAAAAAGCAGACGGCAAAAGAAATACGAAAAAATGCAACGGTTGTTGATATGCTTACTGGCGAGGTTATAACTTCTAAAGAATATGGACGTAAACACGCTCTTGAAAGAAACAGAGTTTTTATTAAATTAACTCCGCAAGAACAGGAATATGCTAGAATACAAGGTTATACTACGGTTGAAGAATTGAAAAAGTTACAAAGGACAGGTATAGTAGTTATTGAAGCAACACCTGTACTAGACTATGAAGTTATTATAGACACATGGTATGACTCTTTAGGAAGTTTTGCACCAAAAACAGCGTACTGGTTAAGAGAAAAAACAGACGCTTTATTATCAAATGCAACAGAAAGAGAAAGAGCGTTATTTGCGTATACTTATGCTAAAGAACCGGAAGCATTCCCAACCGAGCCTTATATGGATAAAGCTACAGTTGACGCTGTGTTTTGGAACATTTTACAGAGAATGGGCGTTCTTTCCACAACAGAAGATTTTCAAGTATTTCTACAGGAACAAGATATTGTTGTTGAGAATGAATAAAAAGAGGTGATTATAAATGCCACGAAAAAAGAAGATAACCTTTTGGGCGTGCGATTTTGAAACAACGGTATGGGGTGAAAAAGTAGAGCAAGAAAAAGGTAAAAAACAAGATAGTACAGAAGTTTGGTCTGGTGCTGACGTGGCTTTATACGATGACACAGAAACTGTCACTATAACTCATTCGATAAGAGATTTTTTAAACAGGTTTTTGACAATGAAAGGCAACAATGTGTTATACTTTCATAATCTTGCTTTTGACGGTTCTTTTATCGTGGATTTTTTGTTAAAAGAGGGGTGGCGTTGGGTACACTGTAAAGATAAAGAAATGAATTCAAAAGAATTTCAAACTTGTATATCAGATATGGGGTCATGGTATTGGATTAAACTCAAATGGAATAAGACATTTTTAGAAATTCGAAACTCTTTAAAGCTTATGCCATCGTCATTAAAAGATATCGGAAAATCATTTGGGACAAAGCATCAAAAATTAGATATGGACTATGAGGGTGAGAGATACGCTTATTGTGAGATATCAGAAGACGAAAAGAAATATATCGAAAATGATGTATTAGTGTTAAAAGAAGCTTTAGAAATGATGTTTAATGAAAATCACGATAAACTAACTATAGGTTCGTGTTGTCTCTCAGAATTCAAAGGCTTTTACGAAAATAAACAATATGACAAGTTATTTCCCGATATTAGAGAGGATTATTTAGACGAATCAAGCACAGGCGTGTGGAATCAGTGGGATTATGTTCATAAATCATATCATGGAGGGTGGTGTTATGTAAATCCTCAATACGCGCATACGGTAGTGGGTTGGGGGTTAGTGTTTGACGTAAATTCTCTGTACCCATCAATGATGCATAGCATTAGCGGCAACAAATATCCGTTCGGTCACGGGCAATATCACAGGGGAGCGCCACCCGATGAACTTATAAGCTCTACTAATAAATATTTTTTTATACGATTCAATTGTCGTTTTCAACTTAAAAAAGGAGCGTTCCCGTGACTTCATGTTAGGCATAGTGCATTATATAAGGCGAATGAAAATTTATATAGCTCTAACGTCAGATATAAAGGTGAATACTATCGGTATTATCGTGATATTGATGGGCAGATACATGACACAAATATAACTCTTACTATGACTTGTACTGACTGGAAGTTATTCCAAGAAACTTATGATATCTATGATTTGGTTATCTATGATTATGTATGGTTCTACGCTAGAGAGGGTTTTTTCGATGAATATATAGATAAATATGGAGAAGAGAAGAGAATATCAAAAGGTTTTAAGAGACAGAAATCGAAACTTTTTTTGAATAATCTTTATGGAAAATTTGCTATGTCAGATAACTCTTCCTATAAAGAGCCTTATCTTGATGAAGATGGGATTATTAGATTTATTTTGCATGAAGAACATGATAAGAAAGTTGGGTATATCCCGATAGGTAGCGCCATTACATCTTATGCCATGAACTTTACAATACGCCACGCTATGGCGAATTATGACCGATTTTGCTATGCGGATACAGATTCGATTCATTTGATAGGACTTGATAAAGCGAATATGGTTGTAGAACATCCGACGAATTTTTGTTGTTGGAAATGTGAAAGTACATTTGATTTTGCATATTATGAGCGACAAAAGACTTATGCAGAACATATAGTTGAAGAAAATCATAAGCCATGTGTGCCTTATCTTGATATTAAAGCTTGTGGAATGAGTAGTCAAGCTAAGCGAAAATTTATTGAAGAAGAAAAAGATATCTCTGAGTTATCTACAGGACTTAGTATGGATAGTTGTAACTTAAAAGCAGAGCGAGTAAAAGGTGGGATTATATTAAGAAATAAAGACTTTAATATTCACACACAAAAAGATAAAAAAATTATGATATAATACTTGACTATATTTTAGCGCCGTGTTATTATAATAATGTAATAAATAAAGTAGAAAAAGGAGGGAAAAAAGATGAGTAAAAAAAATTAAATGTCTGTTAAACAGCTTGTACGGTGTAAGCGCAATGTCACATAGTAGTAATGTAATAACTGACACAAATTTAAAAAACGCTGAGATTACGGCTAAACTTATCACTATTCGTGATGGTTTTTATATGTTGATACAGATAGTACATATGTAAGAGATTTAGATAAAAAATAAAAAATTATAACATAACACTTGACTACATTTAATTGTTGTGATATTATAATAATGTAATAAATAAAACATATTACATTACAATTCACACTCAAAGAAACAGAAAAAAGGGAGGAAAAACAAGATGTTTACAAGGACATTAGTCACAGCGGAGGTTTCTGTAGAAAGAATCTACAAGGACAGGGAGACAGGTGAAATCAAGAAAGATTGCTTTGACGAGAAATTACCAAACTGTAAGACAAGAGATAAAGCGGAAATCTTGATTGAAAAGCACTACAAAGGAGACATTGTTTCCATATTAGATATTAAGTTTAAACTGGAAAGACGTACAATGACAGATGAGCAGTTCTTACTTAATTCAAATGTCAAGAGTGAAAAAATTGTTACCGAAGCAGAGTTGCAGGAATTAAAAAAGGAAGATTAATAGGAAAAACAGGAGGTAAAGAACTATGGTAGAAATTAAAGAAATGAGTAGAGAGTTTACAAAGGTCGAGAAGTATCTTATGACCACAGCGCCTGACATTGAGCCTTTAAAAAATATCGCTGATGGTGCATCTATCCCAGTTGACGGATTTCTTATATTTGATGATATTAAAGACAAAGGCGATACACAGGAGATTGTGAGCATTATCACACCAGATAAGAAAGTCTATTCGGGGCAGTCCGCAACCTTTAGACAGTCTTTGAAAGACATTGAAAGTGTAATGGACGGGGAAAAATTCTCTATCATTAAAATTAGCGGAAAGACAAAAGCAGGACGCGATTATATTAATTGTACCTTAGACGTATCAAATTTATAATATGATGCCGTGGGAATACCATTTTAATTCTCTTCTTCTAAAGGGGTGGCTATATGCCACCTCTTTTATAAAATAAATGTTTCACGTGAATGGAGGTGCTAAAATGATGAATGATGGTTATTATCACTGTGAGAGATTATTAACTATGAAAGATAAATATGGGAATACACCCGACATTTTTATTGTGGACGGCAACAGAACAGCGGGTAAAAGTTATTCGATTAAATGTAGACAAGTTTCTGATTTTTTAAAAGATAAATACAGACCAGAAAATCAGTTTATCTATTTGTATAGAAATGTTGTTGATATGAAGAATTGTGCGGACACTTATTTTGGCGACATTGCGGAAAAATTTGACGGTTATGTCATGACGGAAAAAAGTCTGATGCGTGGCGCGTTAGTGCAGTTATTTATCAATGAAGAGCCATGTGGGTATTGTTTAGCTTTATCTGTTGCGAGAAAGTATAAAAAAATGCGTGGATTATTCGTCAATATCCGTTCCGTATTTTTTGACGAGTACCAAGACGAAGATAATATATATTTACCTAATGAAGTAAATAAACTGTTATCGTTGCTTACAACTATCAGTTCTGGGCATGGTAAACAGCACAGGAGAGTAATGCTATATATGGCATCGAATACAGTGTCATTGCTAAACCCTTATTATAGCGTATTTGGAATCAATAAAATGTTAAAGAGAGATACTAAATTTTTACGTGGTGACGGTTGGGTATTTGAGCGAACTTACAATGAAAGTGCTTCAACAGCGTATAAGGAAAGTGCTATTGCGCGAGCTTTTCGAGGTGCTGACTATAACGAGTACGCCAGTGAAAACAAATATCTAAATGATAATGAATGTTTGATTGGTAAACCATCGGGACAGTCACGTTATATTTGTACGATAAAGTATAACGATAATCTATATAACGTCAGAAAATATGATGTATGTCTATATGTATCAACAGGTGCAGATGATAGTTTCCCTACGCGGATATGCTTTACAAAAACTGATGTAATAGACAATACAGCTATTCGCGTCAATTCAACACATTACATTGTTACAATGTTACGAGAATATTTTAACAGAGGGTTGCTTCTGTTTGAAAATTTAGAGTGTAAGAACATGATATTTGATGTGATATCTTTTTAATGTTTCACGTGAAACATTGACATTTCAAATGATATATGTTATCATAATATCGTACCCAAAATAATACGGGCATTGTAATTGATATACACGCACATAGACAAGTAGTCTGATATCAATTTTTGGCGTTGCGTTCCCTTTGCATTGATTATTTTGTAACGTACAATATGTTTCACGTGATAGTGTTTCACGTGAAACATTTTTATTTACAAATAATTCTATTTGTGTTATGATAGAAAAAAGGAGGTGATATCATGCAAGAAATCATGACAGCTATTAACACGTTGGGGTTACCTACAGTTGTAGCGATTGCTTCTATGTGGTACGTGAAATATCGTGAAGATAAGAATGACGCTCGCATGGACAAATTAAACGAATCGCACAAACAGGAAATGTCAGACATTACAGAAGCAGTGAACAATAACACACTTGCATTACAGCGCATTTGTGACACATTTGAACAGAAAAAGGAGGATTAAAAAATGAGTGTAAAAAAAGCGGTTGATGTTTCGTATCATAATGGAGTGATTGATTTTGAAAAAGTAAAAAATGCTGTGGACTATGTAATCATACGTTGCGGATATGGACAAGATATGGCATCACAAGATGATAAACAATGGAGTCGAAACGTGAGTGAATGCGAGCGATTGGGTATCCCGTATGGAGTCTATTTTTATTCTTACGCAAAAACAACAGCTAGAATTGAGGGTGAAATTAATCACTGCCTTAGATTGTTACAGGGACACACTCCTAATCTCCCTGTGTTTTTTGACAGCGAGGAAAAAGGAACACAGTCTGTAGCAAAGCACAACGCAAAGCGTTTTTGCGATGCTATGTTAACGCATGGTTATAAAGCTGGAATTTACGCTAGTAAATCATGGTATGAGAATTACATCGGTGAAAGTTGGGGGTATGATTTATGGATTGCACGCTACGCTAATGCTTTAGGTGTAGACAATGTAGCTATATGGCAGTATTCCAGTAATGGCTCGGTTGATGGCATCAATGGAAGATGTGATGTGAACCACGTTTACAAAGACTATGGAGCTTCAAGCACTACACCTACTACACCACAGCCTCCTATTAGCCACGTAAAACCAAGAAATGAATTGATTGCTTTGGGTCAACAGCACGCCATTAATTTTACAGGCGTACAGATTGCCGTTGACGGTATTGTCGGTAGAAATACAAAAAGAATGGCAGTTCGCGTGGTGCAAAGAGCTATGAACGAAGACTATGGCTATACCATTGCAGAAGACGGTATTGTAGGTAAAAAAACAAGAGCAAAAGCAGGAAAACATTATGTAAAAAGAGGTGAAACACAGTATCTTGTCACAGCTCTTGAAATCTTATGTTTATTACAGGGAAAAGACCCGAACGGGGTTGAATGTCCAGGAACATTTGGCGGAGGACTGGCACGCGCTTGTGGAACTGAATTCGTTTACGCGAAAGATATGTTATATATGCTTTAATTTTTATTCACGTGGAACAAAATGTTTCACGTGAAACATTTTAAGGAGGGTATGAAATGCCAAATATTAATGTAGCCTATCAGTGGGCGGTCAATGCGTGCAATGCCCCCAACATTGGATATTCTCAGCAATACCGAAGAGGGCAGACCGTGAACGGTATTACTTATTATGACTGTAGCTCTTTTATTTCAAAAGCACTTACAGAAGCTGGGTTCTTTTCAGTGAACCCATGGTTCACCACAAGAACAGAAGAGGGATATCTATTACAGGCAGGATTTAAAGAGATTAGTATCAATGAGGCTTGGCAGGCAGGGGACATTGTATGGCGTAGTGGTCATACAGAAATGGTGTATAGTGGGAACGGTGTTGGGGGTGGCGGTGTCACTATGGGAGCGCACAGTGGGCGTTATCCATTACCCGAGCAGGTCAGCATTAATACATATGTTTCCAAACCGTCCGCATGGACAAAGATATATCGTTATGGCGACAGTGCAGGGCCCCTTGAATGGATTCATGGAAACCGTTATCTTACAGAAGATGAGATGAAAAACAATGCTTATGTTTTCTATAGTACCATGTTTTTCAAAGATTTCACGTTGAACGCCATTGCAGGAATGTTGGGGAATATGGAGATAGAATCTAATATCAACCCCGAATTATGGCAGTCCTTAAAAGAGGGGAACTATAATGGTGGCTATGGTCTTGTACAGTGGACACCAGCTACAGTCTATACAGATTGGGCGAACGCTCACGGGTACGATATCACAGATGGTTATTATCAATGTGTTTGGCTTGATGAAGAAACCGTAAGTAGTGGACAATGGATAGAAACAATAAAATATCCAGTATCATGGGAAGAGTTTCGAAAGTCCACAAAAGAACCCGATTATTTAGCGTCGGTATTTTTAAAGAATTTTGAGCGTGCAGGTGTGGAAAAAGAAGAGGATAGAAAAAAGAACGCGCTAAAATGGTATGCTTATTTACAGACATTATCACCGTACCCAATCCATCCACATTCAAGAAAAAGAAAAATGCCTCTTTACTTTTTCTTGCCGTGGTGATATAATAGAAACTGTAAAAGGGTTAATAAATAAAAAAGGAGGAATCTTAATGGATTTTAATGAAGCTTTAAACGAATTAATTGATGCAGTAGCAGACGTTGAAGAACACGGTGACGCTATTGAGGTCTTACAGAATTATGAGGGTGAAAGAAGCGGTGAAACTGACAGCGAATGGAAAGATAAGTATATCAAACTTGAAGACGAGTATAAAAAACGTTTTAAAGAGCGCATGAAAGAATCTGCTACTAACGCAAATGGTGAAGAAAAGAAAGATGAAAAAGAAGAAAAAATCACCGTTGAAGATTTAGACTTTGACGGTAAGACAGAGTAAGGAGGTTTTAAATAATGGCAGACGCAACAAATAAAAATATTTTAAAAGCAATAAAGCAGGAACTTTCTTTTGAGGTGCAGAATCATCTACCTGTAGAAGTCTCAGACAATTTGCAGGCGGTGTATGATAACATTCTGAATTTTGCCCCTGTAAGAAATGAAATTGTACCGTCATTGATTAATCGTATCGGTATGCAGACGGTAGATAGTATCGCATGGAGAAACCCGTTAGCGCGATTCAAAAAAGAACCTATGCGTTACGGTGAAACGCACGAAGAAACTTACGTAAATATGTGCAAAGGTCGCGTCTATGATTCACAGGCAGATTTTAAATACGCTTTTCAGCAGTATCAGTCCTACATTATGTCAGTGTTCCATAATGTGAACTTAGAAATCCAGTATCCGGTCACGGTCACATATGACAATCTGAGAAAAGCTTTTACTAGTGAGTATGGAATTCGCGACATGATTATGGCAAAAATGGAGAGTGCTATCACAGGGGCGAACTGGGACGAATATCTTGCTATGCGTGATTTGATTAATGTCGGATATGAAAAAGAGGTGCTTCCAGCTGTAACTGTTGATGCGATTACTGATGAAGCATCAGCGAAAAAATTATTGATTGAAGTAAAAAGAGCAGTTGGGGAATTTGGATTCCCGTTACCGGAAAACAATCCGGCAGGAGCAACTTCACATGCTATGCCAACGAACTTGATTTGGATTACCACACCGGAAGTAAATGCACAGATTAGTGTTGATGCATTAGCCTATGCGTTCCACATGGACAAAGCAGACGTAGCAGTTCAGACCGTTATTGTAGACAAATTTGCAAACAGCGCAATACAAGGCGTTCTTTGTGATGTTCGATTCTTTAATGTTCGTGACCAGTTCAAAGACATGACAGACCAGCGACTCGCAAACGTCTTATCTTGGAATTACTTCTATACACAGGTAGAAATGGTCAGTGCTAGTCCTTTCTACCCAATTCGAGTATTTACCACAGACGCGGTTGTTGATGCACCGACACTTACTGTCACGGCAGGAACATACACAGCAGGACAGACACAGGAAGTTGAAGTCACAGTTAAAGGCGGAACAGGAACATATCATCAGAATTTAGTGACACTTGAAGTTGACAGCGGAGCAACGTCTGCAAAGACATATGTTATCCCAGGGACACATTTACTTCATACGGGAGCGGACGAGACAGGAACTATCGTATTAAAAGCGATTTACAGACCGAACGAGACTATCACAAAAACGGCAAGTTTCACAAAAGCGTAAATTTAACGGAGGTATTTATCTATGATAAATTTACCAACACAAGGAGGGGTTGCACCACGCAACCCCGAAACAAAATTAAGATTGTATAGTGGTGTACCGTGGTCGGACGAATACGAACACGTTAGACTTTACAACTCAAAAGAGGACTTATTGAACCATTTAGAGTTATATCGGAAACATATTAACGGTGTTGATTTATCACATCTTGCGCCTATTCGAATAGGAAATTATGATATCCGCGTACCGTTCACAGAAATGAAAGCACTTAATCTCAATTATTTAGCTTTTCAGAATACAGGTATTTCTAATGAATGGGTGTTTTGCTTTATTGATTCAATAGAATGGCTTTCAGAAAAAACAACTAGAATCAACTTCTCATTAGACGTTTTTCAGAACAACTTTTATGATGCAAATATCAAGCCTTGCTTTGTGGAATATCATCATATCCCTAGAAATAAAGACGAGATAGGCGTAAATCTAACACCTGTTAATATAGAAACTGGTGAAACAATTGTGTCACGACACAAAAAATTAGACTTGACACCAACAGAGTGTTGCGCTTTTGTAACAAGAGGAACAGCCGAACAAAGTTGGTTTGAGGGGCGCGTAGAAAATGGCGTCTATTGCTGGGGCAGTATCGGACATTATGATGTCACAAGCGAAGATGGACTAAAAGGCATTAACACATTGTTGGAAGATTACAACAAACAAGGCGCGCAAGATGCTGTAATTGGTTTATTTATGTCACCAAAATTATGCACTCTTGCGTTAGGAGGAAAAGAGATTAAACCTAAAATAACATCTATGCAGATATCCGATAATGTGTTTGAGGGTTATAAACCAAAAAATAAAAAGTTATACTCTTATCCATGGTTATTCTGTCTAGCGGATAACAACCAAGGAAATACACACATATATAGATATGAATATAGTTATAACCGTGATAAGTCTATTGAATTTGACAGCTATGGAACAATTGCAACACTTCCGCAAGTTCTTACAGCTCCTAAAAATTATAAAACACGCGAAGAGTTAGGGCACGGCTTAATGTGTGAAGCACTTATTAACTCCTCTTTTCCTATGTGTTCTTTTTCCTCTGATACGTACAGAGCGTGGCTTGCACAAAACAAAAGCTCTATAGCATTGTCACAAGTGCATACTGCCGTAGATGCTACCATAGGAACAGGCACAGCAATAGCAGGCTTGGCAGGAGGAAGCTTACAAGGAGGACTTAACGGACTAGGCAAAACAACGAACGCTTTTTGGGACGCTCTTGGAATGTTAGCCAATCAGACAGACAGAGCGAGAAATGCAGGAGTGACACACGGAAAAGCATTGTCGGAAAACGTGTTGACAGGCATCAAAGAGTGTGGTGTTGATTTCTATGAAATGTCATGTAAAAGACAATTTGCAGAAATGGCTGATAGTTTTTTTGAACAATTTGGATATCCAATTAACAAAATCACAACGCCTTATTTACAATCAAGAGCGTATTGGAATTATGTAAAAACCTCACATTGCGGTTTTACAGGTGACATTGATTTAGACCAGTTAAAGAAATTGCGTAATATATTTGACAACGGTGTGACTTTGTGGCATACTGATGATATAGGGAACTACGCTCTATCAAATAACTAAAGGAGGTGTATATAAGTGAGAAATCCGTTACGAATTTTTGAACGAAACGTCAATAAAAAGAAAAACAGTGATTTTGAAACAATAAAATCTATCTTTTTTTATGATATTTTCGATATATTTGTAAATAGGTACAAATGGAACAATCTACCCAAAGAAATTTTACCCATGTACATTGAACAAACATTATTTTGGCACGGTTTGGGTGTATTCATCAAGGACGATATTGCAGGGTATGCATTCATGAATGTTGCATTATCTGGTTTACCCGATATTTACAATATACCTCAAGATAGAATCGCTTATACAGCTAATGGATATATAGAGGAGTACGGTAAAGAAAATAGCTGTATCTTATGGAACAATTACTCAACAATGCCATATTACTATAAGGCATTAATGTATGCTGACGCAATGGCAAACACTTGGAAAACAAAAAATATTAATATGTATGCACAGCGTACTCCTGTCGTGCTCTCTTCCTCAGACAATGAAAAATTAAGCTTTGAAGTTTTAGGTGAAATGTACGATAATTATTTGCCTGTTTTAAAAGTTTCTGATTCGCTAAACTTGAAAGACATCAAAGCACTGAACATGGAAGCGCCTTACATTGTAGATAAATGTGAGCAAGAATTACGGGACTTGTGGTCACAGGTATTAACATCTTTAGGATATGAAAGTAACCCAGTAGAAAAGGGTGAACGTCTTGTGACAGGTGAAACGGCTGGAAACAACGGACAGGTAGAAGCAAATCGAAACGTTGGTCTTACATTAAGAAGAAGATGTGCAAATGCTATCAATGAATTATGGGATCTTAATGTAACGGTAGACTTCAATAGTGAATTGCCTACTATGCTAAATGGATATGTACCCGAGAAATATATGCAAAAAGGTAAGGAGGGTGATGAAATTGAGTAAATACACTACCACTGTGAAAGATATTTGTGAAAGTTTTATCCCGTCACAAGAACTGTGGAGTATGGATTTATCTGTGCAAAGAATTATTGACAAAACACAAGGGAAATTTTTTGATTTTGATTTTCCTTTTTACTCAGAGGATAGAAAAGACCTGTATACTTTTAAAGCATATTTTTTACTCAGATATTGGAATAATTATATAGGCTTTGAGACGCTAGGAATGTGGAAAACTGCTTTTATAGCAAAAATGTATGAATTAACACCGTATTATACAAAACTGTATGATGCAATTCAAAACGATAACCCTTTTACAAATATATATGTAACATTCACAGAAGCAGAAAAAGGAAATGAAAAAACAACCACTAACTCAACAGATGCAGGAGAAAGCAAAGTAAAAAATAACCAAAACTATCAGAATATTGACAGCGACAACCCTCAAGTGACAGTTGCAACACAAGATTATGCAAGTGCTATGAGCAGAGGAGAAACTGTTAATGATACCACAACAAACGCAAAAAATAATCATACAGGAAACGACAACAAAGACAGCAAAAGAGACAGAGAGACAAAAGAAATAGGACTAAGAGGTAAATCTACGAGTGAAGCAATCGAAGAATATCGAAACCAAATACAGAATATCAACCGAGAACTTGTAGAAGCTTGCCGAGATTTATTCATGAAAGTTTGGTAAAAAGGAGGTGAGATATATGGCAGGAGAATTAAAACCTTTAGTTCCTTTACTTTGTTGCGACATACCTAGCGTCTATAGCAACAAACAAAGTTACTATGAATGTTTATGTTATATCGGCTATAAAGTTAATGAATGTATTAACGCAATCAACGGTTTTACAGATGCTTATAAACAGTATACAAATGAAAAAGTTGAAGCGTTAAAAAAATATGTCGACAATCTTAATGCTGATATATATAAACATATCACAGAAGTAGAAAAAAATATCCGACAGGATATGAACGATAAAGACACGGAGCTTGATGAAAAAATAAATAAGATTCAAGCAGATTTACTCGAGAAAGTAAACACGCTTAATATCCTTATTTATAAGTTAAATGCAGAAACAAGAGAATATATTGATAGTGAAGTTACCAAACTCTATGAATATATTAAACTTTATGTTCCTAATAATATAAAGGTTCTTAATCCTGTAAAGGGTTATTATACAAGTTTAAATCAAGCATTAAGTGATATGTATGACAATCTTAGATATTATGCTTTAACCTGCATTGAATTTGATTCGTTAAATTTAACTTGTACAGAGTTCGACGGACTATTCCTTAGTTGTACAGAGTTTGACTTATACGGTGCAAAAAGATTTAGAGTTGACAGCAATTTATATATGCACAACCCTTTTACAGGTGAGTATGTCTTTTATCGAGATATTATATATCAACTTGCAGAATTACACTTTAATAACCCAATCACAGCTAGAGAGTTTGACGCATTATTGCTGACTGTGGCAGAATTTGAAGCTAAAGCGTTAAGCGCGTACATTTTTGATAGTAACGCAAAAACCGCGTTAAAATTATAATTAAGGAGGAATAATAAATGAGTTCAACAAACAAAACAAATTACTATGATTTAAGTCAGTATATAGGTACTGACAAACCGACATATTTAGGCGATTATAATTCTGATATGTCAAAAATTGATGGCGCTATTCATGGAGTGCAGGAAACAGCAACAACAGCTAATCAGACAGCAGGAAGTGCAGAAGCTAAAGTGCAAGTCGCTAATCAATCGATAGAGAGTTTAAAAGGAAGAGTCGGTGTAGTTGAGGGAAATGTATCTAATTTACAAGAAAAAGACACCGCACAGGACAGCGCAATAAATAGCGCGAAACAAACGGCAGAGGGAGCAAATGTAACAGCTAATAATGCGTTACAGTCTGCAAATAGCGCAAATGTTAAAGTTGACAGCGCAAAATTTAACGGCTGGAAAAGCCTTACAAATGCACATAGTAACATAACTGTTGAAAACGGTAAAATAATGTTTAATAAACAGCTAAATTTATTCGCATTTGATATTAATGTAACTACAGCGGTTGGGTTAACAGAATCAGATATAGCTTTTAGATTACCTATTGACATTCCAAAACCAAATAAAACAGTTCGGGTACATGCTTGTTGTCTTGATTTAATAAATGACGTAGGGTCAGGCTTCGATAAAATTAGTGCTAGAGATATCGTTATTGATACAGACGGCTATCTCCATATAGCAATTGTAGCAAATAGCAGACTGTATTGCTCTGGTGTATTTGCCGTTGAAGAATGGTAAAAAAAAAATAAAGATTAAGAAACATGAATATAACCCACCGTTATAGGCGGGTTATATTTTTATTTAATATAATATGTAATAAAACAATATCTTGTAGAATTCGGATTATTTGTTCTTATTGTGTATCCTTCCCCAAACCGTCCTTTATATGGTTTCGGGTGCTCATTATTCTTTACTGATACATAACCTCTTGTTAATGCTGTATGATGCTCGCTATATTCTACTCCGTTAATCTTCATTTTTATTCCTCCTTATTTTATTAGGTTTCCTTGTTTCTATAATTATAATACCACACCTCTTATTATTTATCAAGTATTTTTTGTGCTTTTTTAATCAAAAGGGGGACGTGTTCTCATTGGGAATAACGTAAGCCCTCTCCATGCTCTGTC